CTATTGCTTTGCTCATTCATGTTCTCCCTCATTTGTAATGTTTATACTAGCGATTATCATCTAAATAGTGTATACTATATGATATAATATTATAATTGCCAAAGAACGACTTGTAAAGCGGGATTTATACAAATTCGTCAAAAATTCGTCAAAAATTTTCTAAAAAAAATTTGAGAGACGCTTCTGTGCATTTTCTCTCATTTCATCAGTGTAGTGTACATATGCCTTTAAAACTGTTTCAACTGTATCTCCCAACAATGCTGCGACCGTTTTAATATCAAAGCCACTGCTAAGTAATGTTGTAGCATAAGTATGCCTGAAGTCATGAATACTTGTGTTATCTTTTGTGTAAAGAGAAACTCTTTTTATAGAGTGATATGTCACATTCCAAAATACCATATCGCTGATGTGACGAGGATATTTATTCTTGTATTCAATTAAAACCGTTTGTAATCGCATAGGTATAGGTACAGTTCGATAAGAGTTATTGCTTTTTAATTCTTGTAGGGTCATAATATTTCTATTTGTAGCAACCATTTGTCGCTCTACTTTTAATGTGCCTGCGTTAAAATCAATATCAGACCATTTCAAACCTGTTATCTCGCCAACCCTAAGCCCCGCGAAAGCGGCGATACAACACGCTGTATATAAAGTATAGTTCTTGGATTTTAAACGTGCTAGAACAGCTTCTAAACGTTCTTTGGAAAGGGCGTTTATTTTTCTTTGGCCTTTTATTTTTAACGGATGTATCCCTATCGTAGGATCTTTAGTTATAAGTTCGTATGGAGATACCGCTCTTTTAAAAATAGTTTTTAGTTTTACGAGATACAAGTTGGCGGTGTTTGCTTTCACTGGTAAAGAGTTAAATATTGATTGTATGTCGCTATGCGTTATGTCTACCAGACGCATATCTTTTAGTTCTGAAAAGGCTTTGATAGCGTGCTGGTATCCGAGTAGCGTGTTGTATGCTATGCTCCTTCTTATATCATTAAGATACATTGCGGAAAATTCACCAAAGGTTATTCTTGCAGTGCTATTTTCCATATATATTGGCGCATTTGCTTTAACTTCTTCTAGTAACTTATCGCCTGCTATTTTTGCTTCTCTTTTGGTTTTAAATCCTTGTTTTGATTTTTGCTTCCAACAACCACGATTATCTTTATAGGATAATATTACTTGAAATCCTTTATCTTTTTCTCTAAAAGTGAAATTATACTCCATTTTTTCACCTCCTATATTTTAAGTTTTTAAAGTGTTAAGTATTAAAATAAATTTATTGTTTAAGAAATTAGATTATATTATACTAACATTGCCGTTGTAAATATTTTATTTTTGTTATGGCTGCTACCGGGCGTTTGGTAGCGGTCTTTTTTTATTTCATTTAGCCTCGGGGAAAGATAAGATCCTTATAGAATTATCTTGTCCGTCCCCTTTCTTCGGGGACACTGGGTAATAATGTGATGCTCCTTGATTCCTAAAACATAACCAATCACTTGATTTAGCTCACCAGGCGAAAAATCTTTCATGTTGCATTCGATAAGCTTGATTGTTCTGGATAACAAAGTATCACGCTCCTAAACTGCATTTTTATTTTTTGATGTTTCTGCAGTTAGCAGTCCATCAATAAAGCCAATAACAATATATCTATCATTATCTTCAATTTTGCGGAACTTATCTATAAGAATTTTTTCCTGATCAGATAATACATAGTTATCTTCCTGATCGATATAAATAGGAGTGGGGCGTTCCATTTCTACATCGAATCCCATAAGCCAGCCTTCGTTTACATTTAATGCAACGGCTATCTTGTAGAGATTATTCTGTTTTGCCTTAAATTTGCCTTTTAAATATTGGCTAATAAGAGGTTGGCTTAATCCAGTTTTTTCGGACAGTTCAACTGGCTTTATGCCTGTGACATCTAACGCTTCTTGTAGCCTAGTGGCAAAATCAGTTTTTTTCATTGCAATCATCCTTCCTTCAACTATAATAGCACTGATATTAAGAAAAGTAAAGGATAAAATAAGAAAACTAAAATTTAGTATTGACTTAAGAAAGCTTAAGTAGTATAATCGTCTTAGAAACAGAAAAGAAAGGAGGAACGTTATGAATCCGGAATTTGATTATTCAAAACTTAATGAAAAAATAATTAGAACATTTCTTACAAGAACTGCATTTTGTGAGGCTTTTGGGGTATCGACATCGAATCTTTCGTTGAAAATGAATAACAAACATTACTTTACTCAACCACAAATAGCTAAGGCTTGTTCATTATTGAAAATTCCACAATCTCAAGTTGGTAAATATTTTTTTACCACAAAAATTAAGAAATCTTAACAAAAGGAGCGCTGTTAAATGATTGTAGAATGTCCACACGTTGGAATAAGAGAGCTGTCTGAAGCGTGGGGCGTTAGTGCTAGGACAGTAAAAGAATGGCTTGCTAGTGCAGGTATTAAAACAGTAGTACGTGGTCGGTATCGTATATCAGATGTTACGAGATATGCCGATCAGTACGGTAAGCCGAAACTTTCTAATCGAGAGCGATTAGAGGTAATGCAGCTACAAAAAGCTTTAGATAACGCTAACGCTGAAATAGCAGAACTGCAAGAATGTCTGTTGAAAGTGTCCGGAGTAACAGCTGACGCTGTTCAAAAGATAGTTAGGCAGATGAAAAAAGAAACTGAAATAGTAGAAATGAGGCAGAGCAGATGAAAGATATTTATTTAGCATACTTAGCAGCAGTTGATTTAACAGCAGACTTGCTTAATAGCATCGCAAGGTATCCGGCATTGTGGCTTTTTACTTTGGTAGCGATACTTTTTGCTGCAAGGATGATCTACAATATAGGCTACGCTATGGGGCAGGTGGCAGGCTTATGATTAGAGATTTTACCGTAGCAACTACTGCAATATTTGTCGGAACATACATTGTTATTATGGCTGCTGTAGTGACTGTAGGGGTGTTGAGATGAGTGAAGAGAGGAGAAAAAATATGAACGGAAATATACAGCAAGAATCTAAAACATTAGAAGAAGCGGCAAGACCATTAGTAGAATACATCAGAAAATACCATACGCCCATGACTACTGCAATAGTCACAGGCGTAGGTGTTGAGATTTTGAGTACCGATATTCAAGTTTCATTTGATGATGACTGGGATTAGCGAATACGAGTTTCACCGTGTCCTTTTAAAACATTGTGTACAAACTGCCCTTTAGATGGGGAATGGTACAAGTCCTTGTGTGAAATTGAAGATAACAAGACGGATGTTAAATTATCCACACTTAGGAAAATTGCAGCAGCAATGAACTGTGAAGTATCTGATTTAGTTTAGGAGGAGCGATTATGATAAAGCAAAAGAAAAAGAGCTACCGAAGTAGCAGCTTCGATAGCTCAGGGTGGACATGTAAATTTTACTAGGTTTAGCGTCCACCTTCATTTTAGCAAAAGAATTGGAGGATTGCAAGTATGGATAAATTTGATGATTTAGTATATTCGCTTCGGTATGAAGCAGAGGTTATTTTAGAGAATCTGAAGGAAATGGATGATCTGGACGGTGATGAAGCCAAAGTTAGTACATTGCTGAAATGGATTCATAACAGTGCCAATACTATAGAAAATAGAATAGAAGATTGGAGGTCAGAACAATGTTGAAGAGCGAGCAAATAAATGAACTTGCTGCCGCTTTGGCAAAGGCACAAGGGCAGCTCGAAGGGGCAAAGAAAAGCAGCAATAATCCGTTTTTCAAAAGTAAATATGCAGATCTGGCTGAATGTTGGAACACGTGCAGAGAAGCATTAACTGCAAATGAAATATCAGTTATCCAGATGCCGGAAGAAATCAATGAGAACGGCAGACTGAACATTACAACGATGCTTGCACATTCAAGCGGGCAGTATATATCCAGCACTCTAACAATGACTGTCACTAAATTAGATCCGCAAGCCATTGGCAGCGCAATTACTTACGGCAGAAGATATGCTCTTGCCGCGATGGTTGGTCTAGCGCAGGAAGATGATGACGGAGAAAAAGCAATGGAAAGATCAAAAGATAAAAAATCTGTAGAAAGTCCGATTAACATTACATCAGTTAGTGAGAATGGATCGGTAAGGTTTATCAACGGAGTACAGTGTCAAATCCAGGATAAAAATGGTGATTGGAATGATGTTGAGTTTTTGAAAATTGAAGTACTTGAAAAACTCTTAAACGACGATAAATATGTGAATGCTCATGAGGCCATAAGAGCTGCGATAAACGCTAAGGCGGCAGCAGCAAAATGAAGCTAACAGTTAAAGGGTTACAGACATTAAAAGGGATGGGATACATAAATTTAGTAGTACCTGTCCCTTTATCAGAGGAAGAAGAAATCAATAAAATCGATCCTGAAAAGCAGTATGTTGTAGAGGTCAAGCAATGGCGCAAAGGGCGTTCTAACGACGCTAATAAATACGCTTGGGTATTATGCCAAAAGATAGCAGAAAAGCTGTCAGAAGAGAGCTTTCACAGCAAGGAAGATGTTTACAGGAAGGCAATCAGGGAATGTGGTTACGGCAGAATATGGCCAGTGCCAACTGACGCTGTAAACAGAACTATTGAAATTTGGCAAAGTAATGGTGTTGGCTGGATAGCTGAATTAGTTAGTGAATGTCAGAACATTAAAGGCTATAGCAATGTAAGGGTATATTACGGTAGCAGTGCTTATGACACGAAAGAGATGAGCCGTTTTATAGATTGTTTGGTATCTATGGCAAAAGATATTAGCGTAGAAACTAGGCCGCAGGAAGAATTAGATGACCTAATCAGGGAGTGGGGCGTTAAAGATGGCTAAGAGTATCATACAGAAAGAAAAATATTGTTACCTATCTGGAGCGCAAAATGTGCCACTTGAGGAGCATCATTGTTTCTTTGGTTCGTTACGAAAAATCAGTGAAAGATACGGCTTTAAAGTTTGGCTTACCCCTGAATATCATAAGGGGAAGAACGGTCCGCATCAGGATAGGCAAACAGATTTACTGCTGAAAAGAGAATGTCAACGTAAGTTTGAAGAAACTCACAGCAGAGAAGAATTTATGAAGATTATCGGAAGAAATTATTTAGACGACTGAAAGGATTATTATGAACTACGTTGCACAGATGAATGCGTTTTGGAGCTGGCGGTTACTCAACCAACTTAATAGCCGAGCTGCTGATTTGTATATGGCATTATTGCACTTTAACAATTTAGGCGGCTGGCAAAAAGAGTTTACTGTGTCCAGCACGATGCTGCAATCGGTGTGTGGAATTTCTCGGACTGAATTAAGTAGGCATAGGAATACTCTAATTCAGATGGGGCTGATTTCATACCAGGGCGGCAAAGGTAGTCGATCAGGTTTTTATCAGATATTTGATTTGTGTATCGTATACCGAACACAAACTGATACACAACCTGTAACACAAACTGATACACAATCTGTAACACAACTTGTAACACAAACTGATACACAATCTCGCGCGGAGAAGAAAGTATATATAAATAATATTATTAATAATAAACAAAACGAAAAGAAACAAGAAGCGCCTGATTGTGAGCGGGAAGAATATTTTGCCCGATTTTGGGAAGCATACCCGGTGAAGGTGAAAAAGCCTGTAGCTAAAATCGAGTGGAATAAGCTTGTTGATCCTTGTGTGGAGCTGTACGAAAAAATCATAGCTGCTGTTGAGCGGTATAAACAGACAAGCCGTTGGAAAGAGAACAACGGGGCTTATATTCCATACCCTGAAACCTTCTTGCAGGACAGGCGTTGGGAAGATGAGATACGTGTTACAGAGCAGAAAAAAGAATGGGCATGGTGAGGTGATTTGAATGCTTGATATAGGCGATATAGAGGCTGCGTTTGTGGTATGGCGAGCAGCTGGCTTAACTCCACCACCGATGAATGATGTGCAGCGGGAAAACTTTATGGCAAAAACGTTGGAACAATACAAGTATACACAGGTCAATGATTGGGCGGAAGCTGTTGAGTGGGTAGCTAATAACAATACGCGCTGGGCAACGTGGTTCGACATCAATACAGCGCTGTCTATAGTCCGGCAGAATAAAATTGGCGCAGAAAAGAAAGCTATTGAGCGTAATTCTAAAGCGGCAAATGAGTTTGTTAAAAAGTTGTTTGCTGATCTTGCTGCCGGTAAAACATTTGGCGAACTACGGCAGCCAATAAGCGAGAAAGTTAGAGCTGCAGCAAAGAGGATTTTCCCTGATGCTGACGATAGCTTTATAAAGCGTAATTGCAGCGATATCAGCTTTATCGCAGACGTTGAACGAAAATGCGCTGAATGTATTAACACTGTTGACTGCCCATACAGCGGACATCAACCGTTTTTGAGAGTAGATAAAGAAAGCGGATTTACTTATGTGGTAGCTGATCGTGAACGGTGTTATAAATATCATCCTTTAGTGCCTGATGTAGTACCAAAACGGTCAGCATGTCGTCAAGGTGAATTAGCTAAAGTTTAAAGGAGCGGTAACTATGAAAATTAAAGCAACAACACCATGTTATAAATTCAGGGACGCAAAACCGGAAGAACAGATTGCAAAAATCAAAGAAGAATTGGCTGAGGTAGAAGCTGCTTACACAGAGTTTAAAAAAGTGCCGACAGAAGATAAGCTGCTGGCGTTGATGACGGAGATTATCGACGTTAAGGCTTGCTGTAACACGTTTGTTTACCAACTGCGGAAGAATCATGCTTTGGCGTTTTTGGCTTATGCCAAAGCTAAGCGAGAAGTCATAAATAAAAATTTTGCAAGAGGGTACTACTCTACACCAGAAGATATTGACAAGCTGAACACTAATAAGTCAGAACCGTTTTGATATACAGTCAGCTTTAGGAGGTAAGCAATGAATAAAATCATATGCGGCGATGCACTAACCGTATTACGTACTTTGCCAGATAAATGTTGCCGCTGCTGTGTAACATCACCGCCTTATTTTAATTTACGTGACTACGGTGTATCCGGGCAGATAGGACTTGAACCAACACTGCGGGATTACATTGCCAGACTTGTTGAGGTCTTTGCAGAAGTTAAGCGGGTACTAACTGACGATGGTACTTTGTGGGTTAATATAGCCGATAGCTACTCTGGAAGCATGAAAGGTAGCGCAGGTTATCCGCAACATGCTAAAGGCACCAAAGAGGCTGGGCGTAAAGGTTTATTGGGGCAAAAGGCTATTACGAATTGTAAGTATGATTTACCTGCTAAAAATCTAATGGGTATACCGTGGCGACTTGTATTTGCCTTACAGGATAGTGGTTGGATATTACGTCAGGACATAATATGGTCAAAGTCAAACTGTATGCCGGAGAGTGTACGGGATCGCTGCACTAAAAGCCATGAGTACATTTTCTTGTTTGCCAAACGGCAGAGATATTACTTTAATGCTGAGGCGATCAAAGAGCCTATTGCAAATAGTACGATTGATCGACTTGCGCAAGACATTGAACATCAATCAGGATCCGCACGAGCGCATGGCGGTACCAAGATAATGAAAGCTGTTGGCGGAAGTAAAGGTGCCTTCGGCGGTGTTCAAAGTCGGCGTAGAGGTAGCGGCAATAAAGCACGTAAAGAAAGCCCAGCGCCAGGAATAAGCAAAGGCGGTTTTGCTGGTAGTGTACCGTTTGAATATGTTACCGATTATCGTAACAAGCGTAGCGTATGGAATATGCCGACGACATCGAGAAGTGGTAAAAATCATTACGCTACGTTTCCAGACGAGCTGGCAGTTAACTGTATTTTAGCGGGTACTGCTGAAGGTGACGTTGTACTTGATCCGTTTGTCGGCAGCGGGACTACTTGTAGAGTAGCTAACCGGTACGGCAGGCAGTATATCGGGATTGATCTTAATCCAGCATACTGCAAGGCAGCGGAAGCCGAGATACCGATAAATTTGTTTTAGGAGTTTGATATGAACGCAGTACCAATCGAATTAAAGCAGGCAAACGAATTTGTTGACAAATTGCATCGTCATCATGCCCCGGTATATCGTGACAAGTTTCGGCTCGGCTGCGAAGTGAATGGCAAGCTTGTGGGAGTAGTTCAAATAGCAAGACCTGTAAGCCGTTGTCTTGATAACGGAAAAACTGTAGAAGTGGTACGACTTTGTACCGATGGAACTCCAGACGTTTGTAGCTTCTTATACGGCAAGGCTGCAAGGATTGCAAAGGAAATGGGCTACGCCAAAATAATTACCTATATCTTAGATAGCGAGCCAGGGACCAGTCTTAAAGCTGCAGGCTGGAAATTTGATGGCATGACGGGCGCAAAATCGTGGAACTGCCCGTCAAGACCAAGAAAAACGACAGCACCAACTTGTCGGAAGCAGAGATGGATTCAAGAATTTTAGGAGCTTGATATGAAAATAGGACTTGTTGATGTAGACGGACATAATTTTCCGAACATCGCCTTAATGAAAATATCAACTTGGCATAAAAGCCATGGGGATTCGGTCCAATGGGCCGGAAGTTTAGAGCATTACGACAAGATATATATGGCTAAAGTTTTTACTTTTACACCGGATGACGTTCAGGCGTACCAGGCAGACGAGATTGTAAGAGGTGGTACTGGTTATGATCTTACAAGTCGTTTGCCGGACGAGATAGAAAGTTACTATCCTGATTACAGCTTATATAGCATCAAGGATACGGCGTATGGGTACTTGACCAGAGGTTGTCCCCGTCAGTGTCCATTCTGCATAGTAGGTCAAAAGGAAGGTGTACAGACGTATAAAGTTGCTGATCTGCAGCAGTTTTGGCGTGGGCAGAAGCACATAAAGTTGCTTGATCCTAACCTTTTGGCGGCTCCTGAATGGCGGGATTTGCTTGGACAGTTGGCGGATAGTGGCGCGTGGGTAGACTTTACACAGGGGATTGATATAAGACTGATGACAGATGAAAAAGCGGCGGCAATAAATAAGGTCAAATACATCCGATTACATTTCGCATGGGATAATTTTGCGGATACAGTAAGCCTTGAAAAACTGAAAGAATATAAAACCGCATTCAAAGGTGATTACAGCAAAAGAGTGGTTTATGTACTGACGAATTTTAACAGTACCAACGAAGAAGATTTATGCCGAGTATATACACTGCGTGATTTAGGTTACACACCTTATGTAATGATCTACGATAAATTTAAAGCTCCACGAGAAACAAGGTTGTTGCAAAGATGGGTTAATAATAAGCGTATATTCAGATCAACTAAAAAATTTGAAGAATATGATTGTACGAGAGGTTAGTTAAAACGGCCGCGCATACTAACTATATACAAGCATAAAGGGAAGTATACCCCTGCGGAGGTGATTAGCCCGTAGGGGGCGGCCTTTTAAATATAAGGAGTTGAAAATATGACGAGAACAAGAATACTTGACGCTTGTTGTGGCAGTAGAATGTTTTGGTATGATCGAGATAATAAATATACAGTTTATCAGGATAACAGAGAATTGGATACTACGCTATGTGATGGGCGGAAACTGGAAATTACTCCTGGACTTTTTGGCGATTTTAGAAAAATGATATATGCAGACAATTACTTTGATTTAGTTGTTTTTGATCCGCCCCACTTGGTTAGAGCTGGTAAAACGTCGTGGCTGGCGCAGAAATATGGGGTGTTGGATGAAAACTGGAAAGCTGATATTAAAGCAGGATTTGCAGAGTGTTTTAGAGTGCTACGGCCATTTGGAACGTTGGTTTTTAAGTGGAATACAGAGCAGATACCATTTAGCGAGGTTATAAAACTTGCACCGGAACAGCCGCTATTTGGGGATAAAAGAGTCAATACTCGTTGGGTTGTGTTTTGCAAAGGTGCTAGAGCCAGTGACAGAGTTACTGATTAATATAAGATTGGAGTGGTAAGGCATGAAGCAATACTGTCGTTATTGTAGTAACTGTATGGATGCAGGCGATATTTATTATTGTGACGCTAAAGCAATTCCGAATACAAGCATAAATGCTATATTGCCAATAGAAAAATTAAAGCGTGTCAATAAATGCAAAGATTTTTGCTTTTGTGCAGTAGATGTGTTAGATCCGATAGGGGATAGACGATATAAACCGCGACGTCCATCTGTTCTGAAAAGAAAAATGTTAGAAGAAACCTTGTTCAAATAAAGGAGAATAGTAAATGAAACCAATCAATATAAAAGCCATGATGGCGTTAATCGAAAAAGAACCAGGCGATCAGTATGTACCAGTATTGAAACCAGTGCTTATGCAGATACTGACTGAACTCAAACATCTGCGTCGGAAAAATAGTCAGCTCGGCGGTAAAAATGCCCGGTTAAGGCGAGAGAAGAAAGCTCTAGAAATTATGTTATCGGCGGTAGTAATAAATGACGACGTGGAATGAACTACCAGCACACCTTGTAAGAAAAATACGTTCGGACAGCGTAACGGCGCCGGCGAATTTACCCGGCGCTGTACCTGTGCTGAAATATGGCAATGCAATAACTGAGGTTGACGGGATTCGCTTTGATAGTAGGAAAGAAGCAAAATACTATGAGGACCTACTTTGGCAGCAACGTACCGGTGCAGTAAAAAGCATTGAATTACAGCCTGAATTTGTTTTACAGCCTGCTTATGAGGCTGCAGGTAAAAAGATAAGGCCGATTATTTATCGAGCTGATTTTAAGGTGACGGAAGCTGACGGGCATATATATTACGTCGATACGAAAGGGATGCGGACGCAGGTGTATCTGATCAAAAAGAAGATGCTACTTTATAAGTACCCGGACATTGACTTTAGAGAAGTTTAAGGCGGTGGAGTAAAAAATGAAATTAAAAGCTTATGTGTGGGACGACGAATATAGCGGTGAAAGTCATATTGTTTGGGCAACAACGCCGGGAAAAGCTAAAGCGTTACTTGCAGCAGAACACGACGAAAAATTTACAGAATTACGCGTTAAGCGGCTGCCGTGGGCTGACCAGTATAAAGATTTCAATAAAATACCAGCAGCAGAATTTTTTAAACATGGCTGGTGGATGTATTGCTTAAACTGCGGCGCACGTGTCTATGATGATAAAGCAGTAGTTTTTGAAGAAATAAGTGTATATTGCGACGAGTGTGCGAAAGGATATAACGAGGTGGGAAAATGAAAAAGCCTAAAATCAAATACATAGGCTGGTGCCATGAGTGCAAATACTTGGGTAGTTTTCACTGTGGTATTTGTCCAAGGGAAAATTTAAGCGTAAAAAATTTTGCTCGTCTATGCCTTGGCTTAGATATCATATCTCCTTTTGGTAGACCTTCTGAATTTATGCCTAAGAACAAATATCGTTGGGTAAGAATGGAGCGTGAATAACAATGCCATATACTATAACGATTTATTTGAAATCTGACAACGATATTTACATGAAATTTGGTGCAGAATTCAGTAAATTCATTTCTGAGACAGACTTAAACCATTGGGAAGAAACAGCTATAAACGCTTTAATAAGCATGAGCGGTGGCACAAAAGCTATGATAATTAGCAAAAGTGAATATGAAGAAAATATAGACGAAACCAAGAGCATTCCAGAAGATGATTAGTGGATAAAGGAAGAGGGAGAATAAATAGCATGGATTTTATTTTTTTACTAATGAATTGTGTCGTTACAGCATCTATTATTGTGGCTATAGCGTCAGCTTTTTGGTTTATATTGGTACTTCTGACTGACAGCAGTGACAGACATAGTAATTTATATGTCATTACTTGCACTATAGGGGCTGTAACACTTATGTTATTTGGAATAGCATTGCTCACAGGAGGGTTGAAATGACTAACTACGAAAGAATTAAAGCTATGAGCCTTGAAGAAATGGCAGCATTTGTTGAGGCAGCAGGCAGAAATACGTGTCATAAAATATGTGTTTACAGACAAGGCGACGAAAACTGTAAAAAAATGCCATGTGAAACTGGTATAAAACATTGGCTTGAAAGTGAGAGTGAATAGATTATGAGATTAATAGATGCTGAATGGATAACATACGTACTAAGAAAAATAGCACAAGCCGAAGATAAAGATTTAAGTAAAGGGGAGTTTGGGCAGGGATATGTGAGTGGGGTATATCATGCTATAAGTGTTATTAAGAGTACGGAAGCGTGTTTGCCTAGAGTGTGTAAACACTGTCATTTAGTACAATACCACGACAATAACTACTGCGATAGATGTGGACGGCTTATAGACGAAGCCCCTACAGTAGAAGAACGTAAGCTTGGGCATTGGGACGGGGGCGGTGCTTATTACTGTTCTAATTGCAACGCATATTCCGCAACAGATGTATTTGGTGGCGGGTTGGATATTACTGAACAGCATTATTGTTATAACTGTGGGGCTATTATGGACGGTCAAGCTATATGTGATGATTAAGGAGTGAAGACATGAATTATCCTGATCTAATAAAATGGATATTTGAATTTGTATATGAACATTGGATATTAACGTTTTTGTTTATATTAGCTTTAAGAAGGTTTAGTATTTTTACAATAAATCTATCAGATAAGAAGGGCGATACAAATGTTATTAACAATAGAAAGCAAGTTTAATATAGGTGATAATGTACATTTGCCTAAGGGAGAACGTAAAGTACTTGGTGTTAAATTAGATTCTAAAGGTATCTTATATTTGATTGAAAGTGCAGACGGTACGAGAGAATGGGTGCAAGAATATTGGATTGTTGCGGGTGAACGAGAATATGAACGCGAAGAGTTTGAGAAGGCTATTTTGAACCAACTCGCAGAAGACAGAATAAATCCTTGGAAGAATTATTTTAGGCGATTTAGAAAGCAAAGCTAGAAGGAGACTGATATGCTAATAGAACTGTTACGAAAGCATACAGAGTGGTATTTTTTGAATAGGAAATATATTCAGAAAGCTGTTGATGATGAAAGAGAGCAGCGTACTGCAAAGAAAGGGCATACTGGGGGTGGAGGTCATGCTTTTATAAGTAATCCAACAGAAACATCTGCACTAAAGAATATTGAACCGATCAAGATGATTTCGTGGGGACAAGGCCCTTATCAAACTATAGTAATAAATCCTGAAGCATGGCTTGAAGTAATAGCTGAGACATATAAGGTTCATAAGAAACAAGCAGCAGGAGATGCTATGTTCCAGCGTTATGAATATAATAAGTCGCCAGGAGTAATTGCTGGACTAAAAGGTATGAATAGAGATACTTACTACGAGCTTCGCGAAGAGTTTTTAAACGATGCTGTCGTTTTAGCACTCGAAAAAAAATTATTGAGAATTAAAAATGTATCCGACAAATTACCTGTTCTGATGAGTTAAAATAGTATTATAAGTAAGTAGGCTTACAACAAGCTTGGGTTTGAGAGTAGTGTAATCTTCAATGGTACTCAAACGCGGCTTGCAGCAGTCGCACTGATAGTGTATAAAATGTCGCAAGGAAACCCAGTAACGGGATGCTTGCAAAGGTGAAACGTTCAAGCTTAGCGCTTGGACACTGCCCTGCCGTTGGGGTAATACGGCGGCAATAATGGAGCAGTACTCAAACGGCTAAGAGAGCAGTCTTGAAAACTGATAAGGCGTAGGGATACGCTGTGTGGGTTCGAATCCTACCTGCTCCGCCATACGGAAGGTTGGCGTAATCGGTAACGCAGCGCCCTGCTAAGGCGTCAGTCGAGCAATCGGCTTACAAGTTCAAGTCTTGTACCTTCCGCCAATTTAATCTATATAAATAATTCAGCATTAAAAAACCGATAAAACACGGTAATATACATCAAAATTTAGCATAAAACTTAATACAAAGGCACTTAACTTCGGTTAGGTGCTTTTTTATTTGCAAAGGTGGTGAGGAGAGATGAGGATAAATCTGACCGGCAAGATAAAGAAGATAGCAAAGGCATTAGAGCTAAAAGGAATGATTTATCTATATTCAAGAGAACAGGTATACAGCGAGAAACTTTCTAAAGTCTGTACTATGTATAAACTAGATCATCTAATGCCCTGGGATGAATATAAAGAGAAATATCCTGATAAAGCTGAACGAAAGAGAAATAAAGGTGCCAATGTTAGAGTAGAAGTAGCAAGGTCGTTTAGAGAAATAGATATCCTGTATTATTTGGTGAATGTGTTAAAGGCAGGTGATAACAGTGGATGAAATTAGTCAAGCACAGAAGAATTTTGTTGATTACTTTATAGAAACCGGTAATCAAACTGAAGCATACAAAAAAGCGTATCCAACGTGTAAGACTGATAATTCAGCGGCGGCCAGTGCTAGTAAACTGCTAAGGAATAACAAGGTGAAGCAATATTTAGATGCACGAATGGCAGCAGTTGATAGTGATAAGATTGCTACAGCTGAAGATGTTCTTGAATATTTAACAAGAGTAATGCGTGGAGAAGAAAAGGATCAGTTTGGATTAGATGCTGGACTAAGTGATAGGACTAAGGCAGCAGAACTATTGGGTAAGCGCTATATGCTGTTTAAAGAACAACTAGATGTAAATCTTGAAGGCGATATTGCTGGTTTAATTGCTAGCCGTCGTAAGAAGGGTGATAGCGATGCCTAGAGTTGCTTTATCAGAAAAGGATATAAAGGCATTAACAGACTTTCTTGGAAGTGTCAGTAAAGATCCTTTGGAGTTCGTACGGCTTGCATTCCCGTGGGGAGAACCGAATACTCAACTTGAAGACAAAGAAGGACCTGATGAATGGCAGATAGAACTGCTGAACGATATCAAAGAAGGATTAAAAACGCCAGATCAGGTTATCCGTGAAGCCGTTGCATCCGGACATGGCATTGGTAAGTCTGCTATGGTGGCATGGATTATTCTGTGGGCTATATCGACACATGAAGATACAAAGGGCGTTGTTACGGCGAATACAGATACACAACTCAAAACAAAAACCTGGGCAGAGTTAGCTAAATGGTATTACTTGTTTGTAGCAAGAGATTTATTCACTTATTCAGCAACAAGCATTTATTCTAACCAAGAAGGTCATGAAAAGACATGGCGTATAGATGCAATACCATGGAATGATAGTAATCCTGCAGCGTTTGCGGGGTTACATAATCAAGGCAAGCGAACTCTGGTTATATTCGATGAAGCTTCTGAGATATCGGATATCATTTGGGAAGTAGCTGAAGGTGCAATGACAGATGCTGATACGGAAATCATTTGGTGTGTGTTTGGAAATCCTACTCAGAGTAGTGGCCGTTTTCATGCTTGCTTTCATAAAAACAGAAGTTTATGGAACCGTAAACAAATTGATAGCCGAACTGTTAAGATAAGTAACAAGGCTGAACTTGAGGGTTGGCGGGTGCAATACGGCGAGGATAGTGACTTCTTTAAAATTCGCGTGAAGGGCGAATTCCCTTCTGCTAGTGAGAAACAATTTATTAGTACCGCCTTAGTTGATGAAGCAAGACGTAGGACGTTACAAGAAAAGCAATTTAGATTTGCTCCTGTGATTATAGCCTGTGATCCTGCATGGACAGGAGGAGACGAAACAGTTATTTATCTTAGGCAAGGGCTATTCACGAAAAAGCTGTTTGCGACTACTAAGAACGATAACGACATTGAAATAGCAGGCATATTAGCCAGATTCGAGGACGAATACAAGGCTGATGCGGTGTTTATTGATCTAGGCTATGGTACAGGAATCAAGAGCGCTGGTGACGCATGGGGCAGATCGTGGACACTGATTGCTTTTGGCGGGAAGTCAAACAGGCAAGACTGCAAAAATAAACGTGCTGAGATGTGGGCTAATATGAAAGATTGGTTGAAAGAAGGCGGGGTTATACCAGAAGATGACCAGACTTTAGCGGATGATTTAATGGGTCCTGAAACAGTACCTAATACTAGCGGGTTAATACAACTTGAAAGTAAAGAAGCTATGAAAAAGCGAGGTGTTCCCTCTCCTAATAGAGCAGACGCACTAGCTTTAACTTTTGCTCAATCTGTTGTAAGCAGGGAACAGGCGATAACAGAAGCACAATTTGATAATAGACAAAGGGTTTATGATCCGTTTGCCGGTATGTGAAGGGAGGTGAGACTATGCATAAGATTATGATGCAGTTACACGGTGGTGGCGGTGGAGGTGGCAGTGTTGAGCCTATAAAACAAAGCGCACCTGGCAGTACAGCAGCGGCCACTATTGATAGTGCGACAGAGGGAGAGAGACAAAGCCTGCTTCAAAAACTCTCTAAAGCTCGTGGCAGAAGCTATACCAATAAGACTGGTGGGCAACTTACTTCTGATAGTGTCAAGAAAATGTTGTTGGGAGAATGATTATGGATATCAAAGATATGCTGCGTGACAGCGATAAATTAACACGAAAACAACATACTATCTCCCAGCTTTATACATTGCGCAGCCAATATGAGCCAACGTGGAGGATGCTTAGCCGGTATATAAATCCGACAAGGGGCAGGTTTGAAGAAGATATCCAAAGCACAGAAGGGCATAGACGTGACGAATACCTTATAGACCCACATCCCCAAAAAGCAGTTGGTAAATGTGCAGCTGGTATCCACAGCGGGTTGACATCGCCGTCAAGGCCTTGGTTTGAACTTGGTCTGCAAGATGAAGAAAAAGCTAATTACCACGCTGTAAGGATGTGGTTAGATGATTGCCAGGAGATTATGAGCAGCATTTATTCTAAGAGTAATGCTTATAATATGCTGCAGCAGATTGAGGCTGAAATGGCTCAATTTGGTACAGGGGCTTCTCTGATGCTGGAAGACTACAATTATGGCATATGGATGCGGCCGTACACCTGCGGTGAATATGCTGGTGGTGTAGATGCAAGGGGGAGAGTTTATACGTTCGCTAGACGCTTCAGGTTAAGCGCAGAACAAATCGTTAAAGAATATGGTATTGATAACGTATCGGAAAGCGTGAAATCTGCTTATAATAACGGAAATATCACAACATACTTTGATATTGAAATGCTTATAGAGCGTAATGATGATTATGATCCTAACAAATTGGCTTTAGGCAATTTCCCCTGGCGCTCATATCACTATGAAAAAGGTGCTAATGACAAATTCCTGAAGATATCAGGGTTTAGGGAATGTCCGTTCCTCATGCCACGCTGGACCTTGATTGCAAATGGTGTATATGGCTCTGGACCTGGTCATAATGCTTTGGGCGATTGTATGCAGTTGCAGAAGATTGAGAAGAATAAACTTAGGGCTATTGATAATGCTGCAGATCCGGCGATGGCATTTCCTGCTTCAATGAAGAAGCTTGACAGAATGCCAGGAGGACTAAATTTTTATCCTGATGGAACTGTACAGCAGGCTTATCCACTTGTAGACCCAAGAGCAAAGGCCTATGAAGGCATAGGAGCATTGTCTCTGGAGAAACGGCAGTCGATATCTGAAACGTTCTATAACGATTTGTTTATGATGATTACCTCTCAGGACGGACCTCAAATGACTGCGCGTGAGATTGCAGAGCGGCATGAAGAAAAGCTCCTGATGTTGTCACCAGTACTTGAGCAAATGCACAATGAGGTTTTAGAACCTATGACGCTTCGCACTTTTGATATTTGTTTGAGACATGGGTTGTTTCCGCCTATGCCGGAGGAGATTGACAAAAGCGAATTAAAAGTATCCTTTATTTCTATCTTGGCCCAAGCCCAGAAAATGGTTGAAATACCTGCTATTGAGCGTACAGTTGGATTTGTTGGTAACCTTGCTGCTGCTCAGCCTGAAGTGCTTGATATCATCAATCTTGATGAAGCTGTACGAGGTTTTGCAGAATCTACTGGTGTCAAAGAAAAGATAGTACGTGATGAAAACGAAGTAGCTGAACTTCGCAAACAACGTGCTCAGGCACAGCAGGAACAAATGCAAGCTGAACAGATGGCTGCTGCTGCGCCTGCTGTTAGGGATTATGCTGATGCGGCCAGGTTGATGAGTGAAACCCCTGCTAATGGTGGCAATGCATTAGATCAATTGCTGGGAGGCGGGATTTAATGAAAAACAAAAAAATGAATATGCTTGCACAACAAGCGCTGGACGACTTGGACGTTATTATGCGGACCGAGAACGGACGGCGTTTTATTTATGCCATTTTGGAAAGCACAGAGGTCGAAACAGCGGTTTTTTCAGCTGAGCCATACTTCAATGCTTTCTTATCAGGTAAACGTGCTGTAGGCGTTGATTTGTTAAAGAATATCCGGATGCTGAACGATGGACATTCTTTGGAAATGCTGATGCGTAATGAAGCAGAGAGCGCTAGACACCCTCCTGATTTAGAAGATGATGACCTTTTTAAAGTAGATAACGACATAGCGGAGGTAAGACATGAATAAGTTTACACAAATGTTTTTTGAAGCAGATGGTGCTGGTGGAGGCGGTGAACCTGCTCCTTCCGGCGACCCGTTTGTAACAGAACCTGCTCCGGAAGTTGAGCCGAGTGGAGAGCTAACGCCTGCAGGTGACGGTGATCCTGTAACTACACCTAAAAATGTATTTGATGATCCTGTGCAAGAGCCTGTTGTTCCTGATAAATATGAATTCAACCTACAGGAAGGGCTGGAACTTTCGCCAGAACTGGAAGCTGATTTTACAGCGATTGCTAAAGACGCAAAGCTTACTCAGGAGCAGGCTACTAAGCTGATTGATTTGCATAGCAAAGTAGTTTTAGACGTTATGCATAAGCAGGAGGAAATTGTAGACGGTTGGACTGCTGAATGTCAAAAGCAGGGGCTTATTTCTCGTGAGAACATTGCTGCTGCTAAATTAGCTGTTAATACTTTTGGCGGTGGTGAGGCTATGCAGGTACTTGTAAATACAGGTGTGGCCAATCATCCGGCAATACAAAAAATGCTGCAAAACATTGGAGGCTTGCTTATGGAAGACCAACCGCCTGATGGGCAAGCACCTAAATCTAAGGAACCGGCCGACGCCGAGCTGTTTTTTTCCGGCGGTGGGTTCAAATAAAAATATTAAGGAGTGGTAAATAATGCCAGATTTGACAGGTTTCGCAACCCTTCAAGACTTTGCGTCTCGTCAAGGGTTCGACAAAAAGTATCAAAGAATTATTGAACTGCAAACCAAAACAAATAAGATTTTAAAAATTATGCCGTTCAAAATGTGTAACTCTAAGGACTATGAGGAAGCTACATTGCGTTATTCTCTGCCGGAAGTAGCGTGGAGAATGATTAATCGAGGGACTAAGCCGAGCAAGTCTAAAACTAAGCAAGTATCTTTTACTTGCGGCGAGATGGAAGCGCTGGCTGAAATCGACGAAAAGCTTGCACGAAAGAACAATATGCAGGCTTCTTGGATGATGAGTGAGAATGCTGCCTTTCTTGAAGCAATGAACCAAGAAATGGCGACTACGCTTTTCTATGGCGACGAGAAGATCAATCCTGCAGGATTCACTGGTTTAGGCGCTTATTTTTACAGTAAGACTAATCAGGAGGATATTTGGGCAGACCAAATCATTGATTGTGGTGGCAAGGGTAATAACCTGACTTCTGTATGGTTTGTAGGCTTTGGAGAGCAGCAGGTATACGGCTTGTTCCCAGAAGGCGATACAGCAGGTTTTACGCATGAATATTTGGGTAAACAAAAAGTAACAAATGATAAAGGCGAGGTATTCTTTGCTCATACTAGTAAATATAATTGGTCCATGGGCCTTGCGGTTAAAGATCCTCGTTATGTTGTGCGTTTGGCCAATGTTGATTTAAAAGATCCTGCTACTACTACAATCTTCGACAAATTGATCGAGGGTTATTATCAGATTGAAAACCCTGATAATGTTAATTTGCAGATCTTCTGCAATAAGCAGTTTGAGGCTTTTATGGCTAAGGCTGCACGTAATGACAAAAATACTATGCTGTCTATTGATACAGTTGAAGGAAAACCTGTTGTTAATTTCTGGGGCGTTCCGTTCCAGCGTTGCGCAGCTATTCTGAATACTGAATCTCAGCTTGTTTAAAAAGGAGGAATATAAAATGGCACGTATTGATGCTCAATTATTGCTGTCTGAGAATCAGGCCGTTACCGGCACAGACGCAAACAGCAGTGTTATTGATTTAGGAAGTACAGGCGGGTTTATGCATCCGCTGTACTTTGACGTAAAACTGACCACACCAATGACTTCCGGCAAGATTACTAAGGTTAAAGTACAATCTTCTGCAACTGAGGGATTTGATAGTCCTGCTGATGAGGTTGAGGTAAGTGTACCTGATTCTCTGATTCAAACAAGGGCTTGTACTGTGGCACAATTCTTTTCTCCAATCAAATATGGTAATCGTTATATTAGATTGGTTTACACCGCTAGTGAGGCTGTGGGCGGCAAGGTCTTTGCTTATATGACTGACGGCATTCAGGTAACTTTATAATGGCTACTTACAAAGTAAAGCGTAATTGTTTTACTTTGGGTCGTATGTATAGGCGTGATGATATTGTAACGCTTGCAGATAATATTAAGGTTCCTGAACATTTTGTGAAACTTAATAGACCAGCAGCAGTATCTTCCGGCAATGACGATCCGCGTTATCTCCAATATGAAGCAATGAACTTTAATGATTTAAAAGAATTGGCCAAAGAACAGGGAATAAAAACAAGTCAGAAATCCAGGGAAGCTATTATTAATGAATTAGTGGCACTGGCGCAAGATTAAATCAGCCGGGGGCATATGTCCCCGGCTTTCTTTATAACAGAGGTGAAATTATGGATAAGGTTGAGATTTGTAATATTGCACTTAATCATATAGGCGTAGCTACAATAGAACGACTTGACGAAGCCAGCGAACCGGCACGAGTATGCCGTCGCTGCTATGACTATGTTAGACAGGCCGTGTTAAGGAAATTCCCCTGGACATTTGCTACAAGAAGTGTACAGTTAGCTGCTCTTCAAGATGTGCCGCCTAACTGGAAGTATGCATATCGTTATCCTGCTGATGCAGTATGCCTGAGAATGATGTATAATGAACATTTTTGTGGCTTGCCGAGGGATAACCAATATAAAATCGTTTCGGATAAACAGGGGAAAGCTATTTATACTAATATCGGCAATGCCTGGATTGAATACACTGTAGATGTTACCGACGCAGATTTATATGATGCTCAATTTGTAGAGGCATTTGGTTGGAAGCTCGCTGCAGAAATTGCTTATGCGTTGACTGGCAAACTGGATTTAACGCAGATGTGTATCCAGGCTTATAACGCTTATTTTGCAGAAGCCAGCTCTACTGACGCTGATGAAGAACATTTGCTGGATCCGCACATTGACAGATTAGCGGCAGCAAGATTTACGGGGGCATAATTATGGCACTCTATCAATTAAAATCAAGTTTTGCCGGCGGTGAATTGTCGCCGTCTATGTATGGACGTACTGATATTGCTAAATATGACAGCGGAGCTGCTGTTTTAAGAAATTTTTTCGTTCTGCGTTATGGTGGCGCTGCTAATAGACCAGGCTTTAAGTTCATCGCGCAGACTTATAATAATAAAAAGGCTGTGCTAATACCATTTATGTACAGCACAGATCAAAATTATATTGTTGAAATTACTGCTGGAAGATGCCAGTTTTATACAAATGGTGGTATTGTTGTTAAAGAAGATGGCACACCATATAGCATAGAAAACTTTTTTTCTGATAAAGATTTAGAAGATGCCGCAAAAATAAAATATACACAGAGCGCTGATGTTCTTTTCATTGTTCATCCTGAACATGCGCCAATGACACTTGCAAGATATGGCAGTTTAGACTGGCGGTTTGAGACAATGGATATTACAGGTGGACCGTTTGATTTATCTAATTATAGTGGGTCAAGTGTAATAACTAAAACTTTAAAGTGGTCATCACCAGGGAAATATACACTTAATATTTCTGATAAAACAACTAAAATGAGATTAATTGTTGCTGGTGGTGGCGGCGGTGGGGGTGGTTTTTCTCGTTCTACAGGCGGGACTAATGCAGGCGGAGGAACAGGCGGTAGAGGTGCTTTGATTATAAAAGATGTTTCGGTGGTTCCAAATACATCTCACGAAGTTATAGTGGGTGCAGGTGGTAAGGGTGGAACAGGAACTATTAGTTATGAAGGAACATGGTCGTCTCCTGGAACTGATGGTGAATCATCATCTGTATTGGGGATTGAAGCTAGAGGTGGTGGGGGCGGCAGCGGCGCACTTGGCGGAAGAACTGGCAGTGATGATTCGCATGATGTCGTATATGGAACTGACGGTATTTCTTACGGAGACGGTGGAGCAGGTGGTGTTACAGGCAGTAAAGGAACAGGGGAAACTTTAAATGGTAAAAATGGTTCGCCGGGGTGGGTTATAGTTGAGTATGGTTTTCCTATTGGTGATAATACTACAGTAAAAGCTTCTGATGTTTATGGAAATATAACTGTAACTTCTACCTCTAGTATTTTTTCAGAAAGTGATAAAGGACAACTTTTTGCCCTAACTCATTTTTTAAAAACAGACTACAAAAAGGGTATTCCAAGTAATAATGGAGAAAATTTACAGGTTAGTGTATTGCCAAAATCTAATGTCTATGTAGAGAGTTTCGGATTTTGGAATGGTAATTTTAGTTTGGAAAAATATGATCCTGTTTCTTTAAAATGGGTGAACATAAGAACACAAAGCGGGAACAGAAGCCAGAATTATAGCTTGACTGAGGAGAACACGTCTGAAAGTATTGCTAACTACAGAGTTACTTCTACTGAATTTAATACAGACGTTTGGAGCGGTGAAAATGAGAAGCAGAGAGGCTATATAACCATTCAAAGCATCGGGGGAGATTATACGGGGCATGTATTGATTACTGAATATGTTAGCCCTACAGTAGTTAAAGGGACTGTAAAAAAACAGTTGGCTTCTACAGATGAAACCCGTGATTTTGCTTTTGCTGCTTGGAATGGTGAAAAAGGGTATCCTTCTGCAACAGGGTTTTATGAAGACAGGTTAGTCTTTGCGGGAAGCAAAGGATTTCCGCAGACATTCTGGACAAGCAAAACAGGAGACTATTATAACTTTGGAACAAGCATACCGTCTGCCGATGATGATGGAATTACGGCCACTTTAAACGGTGGACAAATGAATGGCATTAAGGCAATTATAGCTTTTGGTGAAATGCTGCTGTTAACAGCCGGCGGAGAATTTAAAGTAAGTGGCGGCGGCAAAGCTATTACAGGAAGCAATGTTTTAAGTCAACCGCAGGAATATAGGGGTGTGTCAGATGTTAATCCTGTCACTATCGGTAGCAGGATTATTTATGTGCAGCACCAGGGCAATATCATACGTGACCTTGCTTACAGCTATGATGTTGATAAATATACCGGTGATGATTTAAATTTATTGGCTTCGCACTTGTTTGAAGGGCATAAAATAATATCTATGACTTATCAGCAGATACCTAACAGTATTGTTTGGTGTGTGCGTGATGATGGTTCGCTGTTAGGGCTTACCTACATCAAGGAACAGGATATCTACGCATGGCACCAGCATACCACGGCAGGCGGGAAGTTTGTTAGTGTATGTAATATCGGAGGGTCAACAGAAGATAAGTTATATGCAGTAATTGAGCGTGGCGGGCAGTATTATGTGGAAATAATGGAAAGCCGTGATAAAAGTACTAATGTAGAGGATCAGTTTTTCGTAGACAGTGGTATAACCTATGAAGGAGAGCCGACCGATGAAATATCAGGTCTTGAGCATTTAGAAGGTTATACTGTGGCTATATTGGCAGATGGAAATGTACTTCCTCAGCAAACTGTAGAAAACGGCAAAGTTTTTCTTGGAAATAAATACAAGAAGGTCCATGTAGGGCTGCCTATAGATGCGGAAATAAAAACACTGCCTATAGATTTTACAGCTCAAGATGGCACATATTTAAGTCGGAAGAAACGAATTGCTACAGTTACATTATTACTTAAAGATAGCCGTGGTGGATTATTTGGAATGAAGGAGAATGAATTAGATGAGTTTAAATGGCGCAGTAATGAAGCCTATGGGGAACCGATTAGTTTGCAAACAGGTAAGTTTAAAGTAACGATCAAGTCTGCTACTTATGATGAAACTCAGCAGATAACAATTAAACAGCCTGATCCGCTGCCGATGACTGTATTATCTTTGATTCCGGAAATAGAAGGGTAAGGTGTATTATGGCAAAGTATGAATTTGTAAAGCCCACAAGGGCAGATGCTGAGTATATAGCGGCTAATCTTAAACCAGATAATTACAGTGAACTATTTTGTGCTATTGGCCCTAATGCTCTTGATGATATTTTAGATGGATTGAAGCACAGTGATGAAATCGGTTGCCTGCATATCAACGGCGTACCCGCTGCTGTATATGGAGTGAGAAAAGCTTCGCTAATGAGCGACGAGGGGCGCGTATGGCTGCTTATGACGAAGGAAACGGAGAACCATAAGGTATTTGTCGGAAGGCAGACTAAAAAGGCTGTAAGAGGGCTTTTAAAGAGATACGACAGGTTATATAACTGGGTCAATGTTGGAAATGATAATATAATGCGTTGGCTTAAATGGCTTGGCGCAGAAATACATGAACCAGCGCCGCATGGAGTTTATAATCTGCCGCATCACTTTTTTGAGTTTAGAAAGGATGATGAATAATGGGCGTAGCGGCAGCAATAGGAGCCACTCTTTTGGGTGGCTTTATTTCGGGCAGAGCGCAGCAGCAGCAATATAACGCTGCCGCTCAACAGGCAGAGGTAAATGCTCAGATAGCGAATCAGAACGCAGATAAACTGCAGGCACAGGCTGAAGAACAGTCTAAGTCAAATACTATCAACGAAGAAAACAAACGCCGTCGTATGAACGCTATGTTAAGCCAACAGAGGGCTAATATAGGCGCTTCCGGTATAACAGCTTCAGGCAGTGCGGCAAATGCTTTAGCTGACAGTGCGTATAATATGGAAACAGAGCTTGCTATCGAACGCTATAATTCAAGGCAAGGCGTTGAGAATATTTTTCAGCAGTCTACTGACCTTGTTAATCAACGTGATATCTATAATCAAAATGCACGCAATTACCGTAAAGCCGGTAAGCGTGCACTTATGAATAATATGCTTATGAGTGGGTTATCCCTTGCAGGTAGTTTATACAGTCCTAAGAGCGCAGGAAAGCAAGGTGCTTCCTCCAGTTCTTCAACTCCTAGTGTAACAACAGGTGCTACATATCAATTCAACAGTAGTGGAACTGGCTATAGACAAGGCAATTACAGTTATTTCCCGACGAAGCCGAAAACTTACTTCTAAAGTGAGTTGATGAAGAGAACATAGTTAAGTAATACGGACTGTACTTGTATTAATACGGACTGTGCTTGCATTAGGACGGAATGTATTATATAATAAACGAAAAGAGATAGTCAGTGGTCGCACGCTGGCTCTCCCTCATAATCGTAAAACGTGAAAGGAAGCCGCGCGCCACTGGTGTTAGCGGCTTATTTCATGGCTATTTACAGCCTAAAATGACAATAGCTATTAATGTACTAAAAGCAATCATCAAAGACAATGCTTCATAAGTTGACAATAGCTATCACCCCCCGTAAGGGAAGCCAACACACTGACTATCTCGGACAACATTATAACACACCTTTAAGCGCTTAACAATTTGTTAAAGCGCTTTTTCTATACCCAAAAGGAGGCTAGAATATGGCAATCGACATTTTTCAAGTAGGTGCGCAGTTAGGAGCACCGGCAAGTAAAGTATCTAATGTCCGCTATGATAACAGCGGTCAGCAGGCTGTTGCAAGAGAATCATCCCAGACCGGTAGAATTATTCAGGCCGGTGTTGAACAGGTAAGAGAGCAGATCATAAGAACCGACGTTCTGCAGGCTAATAATGAGTATGTAAAACGTACTAACGATCTAAGAATGCAGTTGATGCAGAAAAAAGAAAAAGGTGCTCTTGATATTGTCGGTGAGTATGAAGCTGGTGAAAGAAAGATACGCAGCGAGCTTATGGCTCAAAGTCCTCAAAGCGTAAAGTACGGCAAAGGTGCTATGTTATTTGATTACAGCACCCAGCAAACTGATAATGCTAATCGCAGGGTTTTGGGGCAATACAGAGCGCAACAGTTTGAAGCTTGGCAGAATACTACTTTTGCTAATTCTATAAATAGTTCTGTTCAAAAGGCTGTTTTATCTCCTAATGACCCTGCAGTTATAGCCGATGTACAAAAAGAAATTGATTACGCCATAAATTCCAGATATGGAACATATGGAAGAGAAAGGCTTGATTTAGAGTATAGAAAATGGACTGGTGTATTAGGTCAGGCGTTGATAGACAGAAGTTATGCTAATGGCGATATAAATACGGCCGAAGCTTATGTTGAAAAATATGGTCCTTATATGGATCCGGGCGTAACGAGTGCCTATGCTAAAAATGTTTATGCTCGTAAACAAGAAGAACGGCAGTTTAACATGGGACAGAACCTTTATGCTACTTTTGGTGAGGATGAAGGCGCTGCACGTGATTATATCTTTGGCGATAATTTTTCTAATGAAATAGATACAAATGCAATTTTAAAAGCAGCCAATGGTGATATAGGTAAGAATTTTGGTGAAAATCAGTGTACTGTAGGCGTTAATCGCTGGTTGAAAGCAGGCGGGGCTAAAGAAGGCAATACGTGGGCACCAACCAATATGGAAGATGCAAAGAAAAATGGAGTGTTTTTTACCCAACGGAATCAGCTTCGAAATGGTGACATTGTTTATTGGGACTGGGAAGGTAATGATGACAGTGATCATGTTGGTATTTATGAAAAATCTACAGGGAAAGTTATTCAAGCTGGTTCGCACGGAACAGCGAAACTTGATTTAGATCATTATAAAGTTTTAGGGTTTGCTCATCCTATAAGTGCTGCTCCTACATTAGAAGATAAGCAGAAGGCCTGGAACAATTATGTGCAACAGGTAAATATTAATAAATCCATTAAAGCTAATCAGCAAAATATGATCATAAAAAATATAGAACAAAGATTATGGGACAATTTTAAAACAGGTATTATTGATTCGCAGGATATGAGAAATATGGTTTTTAGTGCTTCTGGTGGAGATGCGGATGTAGAACGGACGCTATTAAAATTCGGTGATGATTTAATAGGCATTCAGACAAAAGCTGCCGCTGCGGTATCTAATAGTGGCATTTATAAATCAATCAAGGATGCAATTACGAATAGCACTGTAACACCAGCCGAAGCAGTATCATTAATCAACCAAAACGCAACAGTCTTGGGTGAAGCAGATAGAAGCAGGTTATTGGCTTTTGCTAGAAATCAAGATCCAAGAAATAAGGATGTTGATAAACGTTTAGCTATTATAATTGATGAAACTATTGATGATAAAGTGGAACGCGGAGATTTGCAGGCTTTTCTGGATAATGCATTGCAAGATATTACTGACCCTGATGCAAGATTTGCGACAGGGAACGAAGTTCTAAAAGAGGCGTTTAAAAATCGTGCTATTTATAAAAGTTTTAACAGTAAGCAACTTGAATGGGGCTCTTTAAAGAGTAGCCTTTCACCTAATCTTTCCCCTTATATAGATATTTATCAAAAACGTAACGGCAATAATATTGATTTGGGACAGGCAAAAACAATCTTTGAATCCATAAACCCGAATGATAAATATCAGATTTCAGCGCTTCAATATGCTACGGTTTATAATAGTCCGATGGATATTCAAGAACTCAATAAGCAAATTGCGGCTATGGCAGTTCGTGATGGTGTAGATGCAGCTCCGCATTTACTGGAGATGCCACAGCAGAATGAAACCGCAGTACAGCAAAATGAAAGTGCTCCCTGGTTCAGTGATTGGGGAGCCAGTGAGCGTACTGGTTTAGCGGCAATGAATTTCAGTGATGCTATTGAATCTATCAAACAACGTCACTTAGCGGCATTAAGAGGAGAAATTAATGAGGAGTGGTAATATGGCAAGGTCTGTATTGTACGATGTAGCAGCGGCAGGAAAGTTTATACCAGACGATTTAAAGACTAAAGCATTACAAGGAGCTAATGCAAATAATATATCGCTTCAAATGGCAGCTCGTAATCCTGATTATTATTTACCTAAAAACTTTGATTATGACTGGAATAAATATGAGAAGATCGCACCAAGAACAGCAGAGGCGTTAAAAGACCCTGTGCTTATGAGCATTGCCGGTACTAAAGCTGCAGAATTTTGGGGCGAGCAAGAAAATAACTGGAAAAGTATTACAGCGCTGAAAAATGGTTTTAAGAATGTTGCTCGCAGCGGTTATGGTGCAGTTGCACTGCTTGCTGATTTGGGTGCAGATAAAAAAGATGTTGACTTGACAACGGAATCCAAGGTTTTTAGCGCAGATACAATAGGACGGCTTTTGTATGCTGTCGGTGGAGATAAGCTAAAAACTATTGGTACAGAAGCCAAACGTATTGGTGGCAGTGAAATATTTAAGCCGGAAGAAGTAAAGGCTGAAACTGCGGCAGGCCAGTTTTATTATGACTTACTGCAGAATGCACCACAATTAGCGGCACAGGTCGGCGTTGCAATCAGTACAGGCGGCTGGAGTGCTGCTGCTTTTATGGGCGGTCAGATTGCAGGCGGCCAATATTTAGATCTTACTGAAGCTGGGGTATCTAATGACAGAGCCAGAGCTGCGGCGTCTTTAAACGCTGTTGCACAGTCTGCTCTTGAAAAAGTGGGCTTGGGCAAAGTCATGGGAGCAGGAGCAAGAGCCGCTAAAATCGCAACTATGGGCGGTAAGACCAAAGAAGTTTTTAAAACTGCATTGACAGAAGGCATTACTGAATGGATTCAGGAATACCCGGATGCTGCTGCTGAAATATGGGCTAAAAATGCGAATCTTTCCACTCAAGAGCAAATACTTAAATTTTATCAGGAGTTTGGAGAAATCACTAAAAGAGGCGCTTATTCCGGTGCTATTGGTGCGGTGTTTGGTGGGCTTGGAGGTTCGGTAAGCATTGCCGTAGACCGTAATACAAATAGAGTTATGCAGGAGCAGGCTGTACGTACTGCGGAAACGATGAAAAACAGTAAGGACGTAGATATTACCGCCAGCAAACTAGTACTGAACCAAACGACAGAAGAAAAGGCTTATGTAGATGCTGAAACCCTTTTTACATATGCGCAGGCAAATCCTAACCTGGATGTAAAAGATACCTTTGGTATAGAGGTTTCTGAACTGCAGGCGGCTGCTGTTCGTGGTGAGGATATTGAAATGCCAATGGGTACGTATTGTGCGGCAGAGGCTCAAAATCCTGGCTTTTTCCAGGCTGTAAGCAATAACGTAGCTTTTGAACAGGGTGGTTATACAGAAGAACGCGCCAGAAATAAAAAAGCTCTCCAAAGCGCTTATAAAAAAGCGTTGGAGAACGACGAGGAATTTAGAACTGCAGTTGATACTTTTAGAAATGAATTGACCGAAGCGGGACTAAATCAAAAGGAAACAGGTGACGTCCTGGCTATTTTAACCAGCCGTGCTATGATTGCTAATCCTGATGACCCTATGCAGTATTTCAGAGATAACCCTTTAAGCTTCAAACGAGTTGTCAGCACTCCTAATGGCCGATACATGCAAACTAAAAGCGCTAACGAAAAATTGCTTGAGGATGAAAATAACTTCGCTGCTAATATTGATAAGTTTATATCAGGAAAATTGGTAGATAAAACTATTAGAGTAATGCAGACACCTCTTGCGTTAGAAGTTGCTGGTGCTAAAATATTGCCTGTGGACATTTCTGTTGAAAATCTTGATAAGGTTTTAAATGGAAAACATAAAAGTGATATGTCTGCCGATATCGTTAAACAGATACCTAGGGCCTTAACTGACCCGCTAATGATATTTGATACCTATGATGGCAAGGATGGCGCAAAAAGAAAAATAGTTGCCCTGGATTTAAAATCTGAAAACGGAGCAACTATAGTAGTCCCTTTTGAGCTTGAAGTAGACAATAAAAGCAATAAGTATGTTATGAACGAAATTATAAGCGCGTATGGCAAAACTGACAATAAGACTGGCGAACCACGCTACGAATGGTTTGCTAAGCAAATTGAAAACGGAAATTTAAGATACATTAATAAAGAAAAAACCGCTAAACTGATTGAAAACGAGAAGCCCGAATGGCTCATGCCGTTTTCAACAGATAGCGGTTTTCTTAGTGCCAATATACCAAATGAAACGGACCTTGTCAAGCGCCGCGAAGAAATGCAGGGATACTATCAATCTGCTTTTCATGGAAGCCCACATAAATTTGAAAAGTTTGATTTAGGGGCCATTGGTACAGGAACCGGCATACAGGCACATGGATGGGGCTTGTATTTTGCTTTCAGCAAAAATACCGCTAAACGGTACAGGGATAGATTGAAAGTCCGCCGTGATACGTATACGGACGAAGGTTCTCTGGTTGAAGTTGATATCCCTGAAAATGATGTATTACTCGATGAAGATAAAGCTATCGAAAAGCAACCGCCTAAAGTACGTGCGATTATCGAAGCTGAATTAGAAAGAATTGGCGGGAGTGCAAATAACGGCAAAAGCTTTTATAGAGAATTAATATTCGAAATGCGAAGGAGAGGGATGGAAAATCCAGCCAGAGCAGCATCTGAACATTTAAATAAATTAGGGATAAAAGGCATTAAATATGTTGGAATGGTAGACGGACAATCATATGTAATTTTTGACGATCAGGCAGTAAAAATAATCAATAGTTATAACCAAAAAGTTAATAATGATAAAAAAGGCTCTATCACCTGGGATGCAGAAGGTAAAGCGATAATCAGCCTGTTTGAAGGTGCTGATATGAGCACTGTTATTCATGAGGCTGTCGGACATTACTTTATTGAGAACCTCATGCGTGAAGGGGCTCTCCCTAATGCTACAGAGCAGATGAAAAAAGACCGTCAGACTATGCTTGATTATGCAGGTGTAACTAAAGAGTGGGATAGCTTGTCGCAGGAAGAAAAAACAGCAGCACATGAACGCTGGGCAGAGGCCGCAGAAACTTATATGCTTGAAGGCAAGGCGCCTTCAAAAGAGCTGCAGCCGGTATTTAACAGGTTCAAAAAATGGCTGCTTGCTGTTTATAACGCCGTTTTTTCGGATAAGCGCAGTAAAAATGCTGTTCCAATCAACGATGAAGTAAGACAGGTTTTTGACAGGATGCTGGCAAGTGAAGAGCAAATATCAGAAATGGAGCGTATTGACGGTTATTTTTCTGCTTTGCCAGATGTTGTGTTAGATGCACTTTCAGAACCACGTAAGCAAATGCTGCGTAATTTTGCTGCTAAAGCTCACAATAAGGCAGTACAGTTATTAACAAAAGAAAGCCTTGTTAATTTCAATCAGGAGCGTAAAGACCGGATTCAAAAATATCGTGAAGATGTAGAGCCGCAGGTCAAAGAAGCGATTGCAAAACAGCCGTTATATATGGCTTCGGAGCAGATACTTGATATTGCATCTGATTTAAAAACAGCGAAGGGCGTAGCTAACAGATATTTAGAAGGTAATTTTGATGAAAGTAAAATGGTAACTTTTGATATGATCGCTGAAGCTAATGGTTTTACTTCCGGTGACGAGCTGGCTAAAACGATTATGTCAGAACCATCTTTTAATGGTGCGGTTAACAGACATATTGATGAAATGGTGCAAGACGCCTTCCCTGATATTTACAAAGAGAGAGGGCTTGCTGAAGAAGCTGCACGTGATGCTATGTATAATGACGAGAGCGGTCTTTTGATAAATACAGAAGCACAGCTTATTGAGGATAAAGCACAAGGCTTATTAAAGGGTCAGCGTGATGCTGAAACTCTTAGAAAACTTGCTGTTGCACGCAGGCAAACAGCTAAAATCCAGGCACAAATGGACCTGCAGAATAGAGTGAAATTAAAGGAGGCTTTGAATACCCAAAAGTATATTACTGCCGAAAGAAACGCTGCGGCTAAAGCTGCTGTGGCCTTGGAAAATGATGATTATTCTGCTGCGGTCCGATATAAAAACGTCCAGGCGTTTAATCATGCTTGTGTAGTTGAAAGCGTAAGACTGCGTAATCAGTATGCTAAGTGGCAGAATTATTTCAGGAAGCAGGCTAAAGCTAAAAGGGAAACGTGGGGTAATGAAAGAAACTTTATTCAAGCAGCAGCAATTATGGAAAGGTTCGGTTATAAGCGTAAAGATTATTCTGATTTTGAAAAGGCAGAAACTTTATCAGACTATCTGAATGATATGGATGATCTTTATGACAATGTTGCAGTTGCTGATTGGATAATGGATGAGGATGTTAGCATTACAAATCCTCGTGAACGTATGACGGCAAGCCAGCTTGAAGATGTAGTAAATGCGCTTAAAAATATCAAAGCGATCGCTAAACAGGAAATGAGTATCAATGCTTTACAGAAAGGTGCTACCTATGCTGAATTTAAAGCTGAAGCACAGGAAACACTTAATAAGCTGAAAACTATCTGGAAACCGCAGGTTGGCGTTGCACAGCAGCCTACAGTAATGGAGAAGCTAAAAGCATCTTTGCGCAGTACGGACAATCTTTTTGAAATGATGGACGACTGGCAGTATGGATTTTTCAGCAAACATTTTGGCGCAGCTATTCGAGAAGCGGCCGATAATGAAACAAGAAAAATTTTAGAATATGAGGAAAAAACAGCGCAGGCTTACAGGGAATGGCTGCCGGATAAAGCTGCAGAAAAGGCGGCCGATTATCAGGAAAAATATGACGAGCTAGGTACTTCTGTAGATAAGCACGTTTTAGTAAAAATGCTTATGAATTTAGGAAACGAGAGCAGTGCCAGAGTATTGTGCAGCACTAGACCGGTAGGCTTTGAAAGTTCTGCCTTGTGGGTAGATGGCGATATCGTACAGACTAAAATCAATTTGCTTGACTTCTTAGGGCGTAATCTTACTGAAGCGGATATAAAATATGCACAGGCTAAGATAGACATTGCAGAGATGTACTGGTCTGAAATGGAAGCTCTTGAAACTCGTTGGACAGGGTTTAGTCCTAAGAAAGTAGAAGCGTCGCCTGTAGAGCTGACGTTATCAGACGGCAAGACTGTTGTTATGCGTGGCGGTTATTTCCCGCTGATGCGTGACGGTGATACTGGTTCTAAACACGCTGGGCAAGAAGTTATTTCTGATACTGACCCCAGACAAGGACGCAATATTAGAACAATGAGCACTAGACGAGGTCATTTAAAAGAACGTGTTAAGGCTAAATATCCTGTTAATCTAAAACGTGGAGCAGAGTTTAGTGTTGCTATGGATGCGATACATGATCTGTGTTTCCGTGAGGTTATGGGCGATTTCCGCAAAATTATGAACGATCAGGAAATGTATACTCTGATTAAAGAAAAATTAGGCCTGGCCGATTTCTCCGCCTTTAAAGAATATCTTGAACGTGCGGCAAATCCTCAAGGTACTAACAGCAGCTCTGTTGGTGAAAGCTGGATGGGCAGTGTTGCTAACTGGCTTAGGGCTCGTACTGTAAATGCTGCTATTATGCTTAACCTTAAAACTGCCGTTCAGAACTTGGGTAATCCCTTGCTTTATGGTAATGCTGTAGATGGTTTTGGATATAGTGATGTCGTTGCCGCTGTGAGCAATTACAGTATGAATATGCAACTTGCAGAGGGCTATAAATCGGCTAAGGAATTTGTTTACAGTAAATCCCCTTGGATGAAAGAAAGGTCTGTGCTTCCTGACATTTCCCTGCGGGATATGAAAGAAATGGAAAGCCTGAATCCTATAGAAAAGAAAGCTGTTGAATTTGGCACAAGATTGCTGGTCGCTACTGATAATCTTTCTGCTATTCCAGTATGGATGCAGGCGTATGGCAAAAAAATAAGGGCTGGTGCAGGCGAAGCAGAAGCTGTGGACTTTGCCAATACGGTTATTAGACGTACACTTGGCAGCAGCAGAGTTACGGAGGTTGCACCGCTTTTGCGTGGCGGACCTATGCTTAAACTGTTTACTACCTTCCAAGGCTTCTTCAATACACAATATAATCAGTGGGCCAGAGAGTACAATATCTTCTTAAAAGAAAAAGACATAATGCGTCTTACTTCGTTTGTAGGAGCTAAGTTTGTAATGTTTGCTTTTATAAACTTGATGTTATCGGCCGAAGATCCATTTGAAGAAGATAAGGATGAATATCAAAAGATATCAAAAGAACTGCTTACTTACCCTATGAGTTTAGCCGGACCGGTTGGACAGGTTGGTAATGCTATCTGGAGCAGGGCTTTAGGCATGCAGACTTACGGGTATAGAATGACTGCAGTACAAGGCACGATAGAGCAAATGGAACGTGCTGCCGGTAAGGTACAAAAGGTTTACCAGGGCAAAGCAGATTATGACGAATTGGTTGAGCCTACTGCTACATTTGTTGGAACAGCATTAGGCGTGCCTGCACAATTAAACAAATTATTCTTTAACGGATATGATATCTTATTCAATGGTATGGAGCCGGAAGTTGGCGACATCTTTAGACGTCGACCGAAAAAAGAACGGTAAAATAAATATAACCCCCTCAAATTTGAGGGGGTTATATTTATTGGAAGTTATGTTCGTTTTTATATTTTTTTAGTACAACTGTTTGATAAAATTCGTGAGTTAGTTTATAAGCTTTCGGCATATGTTGAGCGTTAAAGATCGAAATGTATGCTCTTAAATGCAATTCAAAATTTTTATCATTAACATTTAAATATAAATTCATTATATCAGATGTTAATTTATTTGCGAATAAAGATTCTAATTCTTCTATTGTTACTAAATCAGAATCACAGTTATTATTTAGCACATCAGAATATTCTCTGTACTTTGCATCTAAATATTCTTCTACTGCTTTTTTGTCAGAACCAGTTGCATTACAGTAATCGTTTAAAAACTCTTTGCTAGATACGGTTAACATGGTATGTTCAAGTTTCATAAAATTATGAATAAATCCATATGCATACATCAAAGAATGATAATATGGTAATACATATAAAAAAAGCATATCATTTTCCATTGCTTCTTTGTAACGAATATTAACTGAATTGGAAAAAGTGGTTTCATATGGAGTGTGTGCAAAACCTAAAAGTGCTTGTACATAAAATGAATAATATCCATCTAATATATTTAAATTTTCAAAGGCAAGTTTTAATCTAGCCGTAATATAATCTCGTACGGGGGTGTGTCTAGCATATGGATAAGAAAACACTTTATTATCTTTTGGGGAATTTCCTTTATTAGATATTTTCCATAGTAAGAAGGCAATAATTATTAAAAGTATTATAATCATTTTAGGCAACTCCTTTTTCACAATTATATCACATTTATAAAATATTGAAAATAACACTTGACTTTTTGAGTTCACTAAAATACAATGATATTGTGGAACTCAAAAAAGGAGGTGAAATAATGAGTCCAAGAATTGGCAGACCAAAAGCAGATAATCCTAAAGATATTGATCTGAAAGTGAGGGTCGATAAAAACACTAATGATGCTTTAGAAAAATATTCAAAAAAAAATAATATAACTAAAGCTGAAACAGTTAGAAGAGGGATTAAGCTTCTGCTACAAAAAGAATAAGGTATCGCCCTGTCCGCTAAAACAAGAGGCAATACCTTATAACACCACCCAAAAGGATGATAAATACATTATATCATTTCTTTTGGGACTTTGAAAGGAATGTTATGATAATGAATTTACAAATTTTTGAAAATGATGTGTTTGGGAAAATAAGAACCGTTCAACAAGAAAACGAGATTTTATTTGTTGCTACGGACATATGTAAGGCTTTAGATTTGCAGAATGTTAGCAAGTCTGTACAGCGATTGGATGATGATGAAAAGGGTATAATTTCAAGTTATACCCTTGGCGGGAATCAAAACTTACTCGCTGTCAATGAGTTTGGATTATATAATTTAGTTTTGAGCAGCCGTAAACCCCAAGCTAAAGCGTTTAAACGTTGGGTAACGCATGATGTTATCCCGGCTATTCGCAAAAACGGATCGTATTCTGTAAATCAGGATATGAGGTCCAAAGAAGTAGAAGCTCGCTTAAATAACAGCCGTGCAAGAGTTGCATCGACATTTCTTAAAGTTGCTCAAATGACTGATCTGCTAGAATATAAGCATATCTGCCAGCAGAAAGCAGCAGAGGTTTTGAGCGGCGTACCATTACTACCGATGCAATCTATAAACGAAAATACTTTATCTGCTGATGAGGTCGGCAGAGAACTTGGAATCAGTGGTAATATGGTTGGCAGGATTGCGAATCAGCATAATTTAAAAACTGCCGAATATGGTAAATATTTTTATGACAAATCACGTCATTGTCAAAAACAGGTAGAAACATTTAGATATTATAGGAAGGTAATTCCAGTAATACAAAGTATTATTGATAATAAAAAACTAGGAGCGTAATATAAAATAAGAAACACCCGCTCTCCGTGGAAAGATACGCGAGTGTTTCAACCACCAGCCGAAGCTGATAACAATAGTATAGCAGTTTTCGGCTGGTATATCAAGGAGGATATACCATGAACGGAAACAGGTCGTCGTGTCCTGACGAAGAAAAAAGGGCATTGGAGAAATTTGTCGAAGTTGTAAGAAGCACATCTCAAGAAGAATTTGCAAGAAAATATATAAATGAAGATAGTGATAAAATGACAGAGACAAAAAGCGAGATCTCCACCGCTGATAGAAAAGAAGTAAAAGAACAAATCAAAGGCGGTGTAAATAATGAATAAAGTGCGGAAATCATTTAGGGAGCTGTTGAACAAATTGTCTCCGGCGCAGCTTGAAGAAGTAGCAGCCATAGCATATGAGATAAAGAAAGAACGTGAATCGTCGTCGAAGGTAGTTCGGTTTATGGATAAGTCCAGCCGGCGTTGTTATGATCAGGGGTATAAGCTTGGTCTGATGTTAGGAAATAAATTTTAAAAAGTTTCCGACAAAATGACCTTTAACAAGAGTTAAAATAGTAATGTAAGGTTATTGGATATGAGAGCAGAGGCGATGTAAAAAAATTAAAAATGTATCCGACAAAACCACTATAAAAATGAGTTAAAATAGTATCATAAAGTTAGTTAGAACTTAATAGAAAGCGCTTACTTCGGTAGGCGCTTTTTTATTTGGAAGGAGAGGCGATTTATGGAAAATTTAGTGCAAATCATTGACAGGCAGGTAGTTGTTTCTAGTCGGCAGGTGGCGGAGCATTTTGGGAAACGTCATTCTGATGTAATTAAAGCCGTTGAAAACATATCTTGGATTTGCAGGCAACCGGCGTAAAAGTTCGTTGGTTTGATGAACACCGGTACATAGAACAGGAGTGAAATTATGGATAAAGAGGCTATCATACAAGACCAAATAAACTTACTGTTGGAGGAGCAGAAAAAGGCTGCATCTTTGGACGAGAAGTTAAAGATAGCATCAACTATAGCCAGTATGCTAAATGCTACTGTGGTTAAAGATGCTCCGGCCTCAGCAAAAATATAGGGGGTGAGCATATGACTGTACAGAATACGACAGTTAAAGATATTTATGTTGGTAATGGAGCGACAACGAAATTCCCAATAACATTTCAGATGACGGATCATCCTGAATATATAAAAGTATATATTACAGGTGATGATAGCGTTGCCGTAGAAACGGAGAATTTTTCTGTTGATCTTGGAGCTAAAACAGTTACTTATCCAGCTAATGGCTATCCGCTGCCTGATGGTCATAAAATAACTATTTATCGTGAGCTGCCATTGTATCAGCTAATGAACCTGGTTAATCAAGGTCCGTTTTTTGCAGAGAATATTGAATTGTCTTTTGACGATCTAACTTTTATATGTCAGCAATTAAATGAAAAATTGAATAGGACATTATCTGCTGGTATTGATGTAAGTAATTTTAATAATACTTTTCCGGTAAAGGCTGGAATGAGTTTTAGAATCAATGATGCTGGTGATGGGCTTGTGCTGACGGAGGACCCTGCTAGGGTGTTACCTTTAGCTAAAGATGTATTAGAACAAACGAAACAGGTCAAAGAGAGCGCCGTTAACGAAACAACAAATATTAAAAATACTGCAATCGAAGAGCTGACCGCTATAAAAGATGCTGCAGTAAATGAGACTACGGAAATAAAGGACGAAGCTGTTGCTGCTAAAAATACCGCTGTTGAAGCTGCGGCAACTGCGGCAGAAGATGCTGCGCAGAAAACAGTTGAGAATATTACTGCTGAAATAGATAGTAAAGTCGCTGCTGCCGAGGATTCTAGAAAGGCTGCGGCTCAATCTGCTTCAAGTGCTGCGGATAGTATGAAGGCTGCGCAAACTTCAAAAGAAGCTGCAGAATCAAGTGCTAACAGCGCTTCTAGCTCAGCAACTACAGCTACAGAGCAGGCAGACAGAGCGCAGGGTATTGCTGATAGCTTAGAAGGTTTAGCTGATATTACTGGTATAGCGACAACAGAGGAAGCTATCGCTGGTATAGTTGATAACAAGGCAATGACGCCGTTAAAGGTAAAAGCAGCAATAGAAGCACAAGTTCCAATTCAAACAATAATTAATTTAATTTATCCTGTTGGTAGTATTTATTGGAGTTCTAATAGTGTTGACCCCGGTAATTTGTTTGGTGGTGTTTGGACACCTATAAAAGACGTTTTTATTTTAACGGCTGGTGACACATATGAAGCTGGGCAAAATGGCGGAGCAGCAACTGTTGTATTAACAGTTGAACAAATCCCATCGCATGACCATACTGCTAGTACGTCTACCGTTGGGGATCATACACACACATTATCTATGCATATGGGTGGTGATAGTGGAACAGTATATGCACGTGCAACTAATGGGGGCATAACTCATATTGCCACAACTAATGGTGCTGGTTCTCATGCACATACTGTATTAATAGATAAAACTGGCGGTGGTATTGCACATAATAATATGCCACCTTATATAGTAAAGTATTGTTGGGAACGGATTGCGTAGGAGGTACATAAATGCAAGATTTAATTATCTACAATGAAAGTCAAATAATTGTCCAATCTGATGGCGAAAAATATCGGGAAACGAAAGAAAATTTTCTTGCTGACTATGGCAAAGAAGTAAATTATCAAACTATTGATTATAATCGGGCAACGCAAGCCTGCTGGTTAAACGGGGAAGCATTTCAAGCGTATCCAAACACAGTATGTGAGGATATTTTGAATAGTATTGATACACTTTTGGAAAAGCAGGCGAAGCGTGAATATATAGTGCCTACCATTGATGAGCTTAAAGCTATTAAGCTGTCAGAGGTAGATGCTTGGACAGCAGATAAAATTACTGGCGGTTTCATATCTGAATGCACCGGTAACCCTGTGAGGTATGATAGCGATAAGGATACTCAGCTTACGATGCAGGGAATTGCACTGAATGTCAGCACAGAACGTTTTGCAAACGAATATCCGTTAGGATGTCCAGTCCGGGGCTATAAAGAAGGGAAAACTGAAAAAACAATACAGTATCTTAACGCTGCTCAGGTATATACCTGGTGTGCTGATTTATCGTCTCATATAGGTGCTTGCAAGCAGCAAGGATGGATTAAACAGGCACAGGTAGAGGCAGCGTTAAGCAAAGAGGATTTGGATGCTATTATATTAGATTAGGCGGTGCAAAGATGGTTGAAATGGCAATGGCCTCAATAACAATCTTTAGCTTTTTATTTGGCATAGTAGGTTTTGTATTTAAGATTTGGATAATAAATCCTTTGTCTACGGCGATAGAGAACCTCCAAAAGACTGTTGACGCTTTAGCTAAGACTATTAATAGGGAACAAGAACGTACAACAGATTTAAAAATAAAATTTGCTGAGATTGATCAGAGGGCAAAATCTGCACATAACAGGATTGATGAAGTTGGTGAACGGCTATTGCTGGTAGAAAACAAATGTAATAACTGTTCATGTAAGGATAAGTGATATTTATGTTTGAGAAAATAAAAAACTTAATAGTAGGTGCTAGAAACAAAGTAGCCTCAATGTCGCCAAAAATAATGGCTGTCATTGTAGGCTATTTTATTGCAGTAGTTTTACTGATACTGACCTATTATGCTGCGTGGATGTATATGTGGTTGTGGCTAGATAAGATTATTATGTCTGACCTGCTGGCGTTGATACGTGAGATCACAGGTCCGGCTATGGTTGCATTTGTGACCTTTGTAGCTACGAGTTTAGTTGATACAGACGGGGACGGTGTCCCTGATAAATTTGAACAGGAGGCAGAGAATAATGGGGGCAGTAACAAAAAGAATCACTTTAGATGAGCTGCGGCAGTTAGCAGCAAGGGCTAGAGGTAATATTGATAAGATCTATCTACACTGGTCAGCTGGTATTTATCACCAGTTTTTTAGTGACTATCACCTAAACATTGACAGCGACGGCGCTGTTATGGCGACAACCGATGATTTAACTGAATATAAGGCTCATACATGGCGGCGCAATTCTAGAGCTATTGGGATTGCTTTAGCGTGCTGTGTAGATGCTGTAGCCTATGCTGATGGTAGTATCGACTTTGGCAACGTGCCACCGACAGAGTTACAGATAGATAGTATGGCGAAAGTTGTAGCTGTATTGTGTGAGGAGCTTGGATTGGACATTAATGCCGATACCGTAATGACACATGCAGAAGCAGCTGATTTAGACGACTACGGACCTGCAACAACCTTTGAAAGATGGGATCTGTGGAAGTTGCCTGATTTACCGGGAGATGGCGTATTAAGACCAGGCGGTGATGTTATTCGTGGTAAGGCGATCTGGTGGCATCATAATTGGTAAAGATTGTATAAGGAGGTGACTAATATGGAAAAACAGCGTATTTTGATTTGGGCTGGTATTGCTCTTGCGATTTTGGTAGGGTGCATTACTTATTACAATCTGTAAGATAAAACCCAGCCACAGAATTAGCCTGTGCGTTGTTTTATCTCCAAAACACTAGAAATATAAGCAGGAGTATAGAAAACGGCGCACAGGTTGATTATATTGAAAATAGAACTATCTTAATGATAATGAAATAGAATTTAAATTGAAAGAAGGGCAGAAAGTGAATGAAGAAAAACAAATCAGGTATAGCAAGTATCTTATTATTAGTTTTGCCCTTATTGCTGTGCTTATCGTTTTCTTTAAATTGTTTTGCGGAGGAACTTCCGGAAACAATAATGATGTCCAGGGAACAGTTCAACGAATTGCAGACGATAATAAACAGACAGGAAAATCTGTTGATAGGGCTATCGAACACGTTGGAATTGCAGCAGATGAACTCGAACGAGCTGAAGAAGCTAATCGAAGAGCAGCGTTTATCTTATCAGAAGATAATGAGCGAGCTAATGCTTGCGCAGGAATCATTGTCGAACTCCAAAAAAACAATAGCAGAGCAAAACAAATCCTTGCAGACGTTGAGCTCTCAAATAAAACAAGAAAAGTCCAGAAGTGAATTAAAGCAGAGACAGAAGGCCTTTTGGGGATTTGCAGGAGGGGTATTAGTAGGAGCGATAGCAGCGAGCAGGTGATTATATGGATACTTGCCGTTTGCAGGCAAGAGATTGGCTTTCGCAGTCCACACGAAAGGAATTTGAAGCAATCATTTCAGAAGCCAAACTAACGCCGCGGCAAATAGAAATTATAGAACTCAAGTTTATTCACGATCTTAAAAACTATCAAATAGCGATGAAAATAGATACGTCAGTGCAAACGGTCGAAAGAGATCTGCAGCAGGCGTATAATTCAGTTAAGAGAGCATTAAAGACAGTCACATAATAGTTGTGGCTGCCTTATTTTTTATGCCCATATTAGGGAATTATGAGGGAATGTTTACGGATTATAAGAGCTGATTTAGGCGACAATATAAGTAAGAAACGGAGGCGATAACAATGTATGTAAATCCTTATGCTCCTGTTAATCCAGCAATGATGGGAGTAACTCAGCAACGTTTAAATAATTATCAAGCTCAAATGCCGCAGATACCGGCATATCAGCAACAGCAGTTTGTTCCACAACCGCCTATGCCCCTGATGATGAAAGGGCGTACAGTTGCAAGTTTAGACGAAGTAAAGGCTGCCCAAATTGATTTAGATGGAAGCCTGACATATTTCCCTTGTCCGGCCGATAATTGTATTTACGCAAAAGCTATTGATATGAATGGTATGCCGGTTATCCAAACTTATAAACTTTCGTTTGAAAAAGAGGCTATACCTAAACGTTATGCCGATGCAGAAGTAGTAGAGGCCCTGCAGCAAAAAGTAAGCTCATTAGAGCGTTATATGAATATGAAAGGGGAGAATATAAATGCAAATGAATCCGTTCACAATGATGCAAATATTCAATCAGCTTCGCAGCAACCCAAACCCGATGGAAGCAATGCAGAAAATGCTGGGGAACAATCCCCTGTTTGGGCGCGCAATGGAAATGGCGCAAGGTAAGTCTCCAGAACAGTTAAAAGAAACTGTTATGAATCTCGCCCAGCAACGTGGTATTGATCCTCAACAGGCTCAACAGCTTTTATCGCAATTTGGTATTAAAATCTGACCGGTGGCCACCAAAGGATTTTAAACAATAAATCTAAAGGAGATGTTCTATATGACTATGGAAGGTACTGGCGTAATGCCTGTATACGATTTGAATAACCGTACCGCAGCAGCAGACGGCGCAGGTTTTGGCGGCGGCTGGATGTGGGTAGTAATGTTATTCTTTCTGCTTGCCTGGGGCGGCGGTGGATTCGGTGGTTTCGGAGGCGGCGCTAATGGTGCTGTAAATACTTTGACTAATGAATTTCTCTATACCAATCTGAATAATACTTTAAATCAAGGTTTTACTCAAGTAGCAAACCAGAGCTTTGGCATTCAAAAAGACTTGTGTCAAGGTTTTAGCGGTGTACAATCTGCTATTGCTGAAAGCCGTTTTGCCGCTCAGCAATGTTGCTGCGAAACCAATCGTAACATTGATGCGGTTCGTGCAGAAAACTACAAGAACACTTGTGAGATCACGACTGCAATTCATGCAGAAGGTGAAGCAACTCGTGCTTTGATTACTGCTAACGTAATGCAGGAATTGCGCGATCAGCTTCAAGCTGCTCAACTACAACTTGGTAACGTTGCTCAAACTACCAACATTATCAACGCAGTACGCCCGTTCCCGCAACCGGCTTATATCACTTGTAGCCCTTATACGGCTATGAATGGCTATGGCTGCAACGGCTGTGGTAACTGCTAATATCCGCTGAATGCGTGACTAAGAAACAGGGGAGCTGTCACGCTTCCCTGTTTTAATTTAAGGAGATGAATTATAAATGGCAACTTGTAATTGCAGAACTATATTGACCACGGCTGTAGCAGTAAGCGGCAGTAACTTGGTGTTGACCATTCCTGCCGGCACTTATGAAAACTGCGTTAGATATTGTATTAGGATAGCGCAGGATATTCCTTCTACTGCTACAAATCTTATGCCAGTAGTTATTAAAATCGGTACTGGTGCTACTTTGTATAATGTAAATCGTAAATGCGGACATCATTTATATGCAAATCAGGTAAGAACGCGCCGTAATTATTCTTTGCTGGTAGCTGCTGACAGTGCAACCTTTGTTCTTGAATGCGGCTATATTGCTGCCTGCAACTGTGGTACTGTAACCGGACTGCCTGTAGCAACAGCAGAACCTGCAGATGATAACACTGAAGTTCAGACCGTAAAAAACACTAAGGCGGTGAGCAAGGATGCATAAGTACGAAGATTATATTGATATCGTTGACGGCGATGAAATGAAAGAAGATGAAATAGATTGTATCGTCTGTGGAGCTTTGGAAAAACTTAAAGCACACGATGAAGATGATTATGAAGCTGTAATGATGAAAATTCATTGCGTAGCTCATGGACCGCACTTCGATGAGCATCTTGCTAAAAAAGCCGTTTCGGAAATGAAAAATGTTGACGGCACTGCTGGCGAGCATTGGACGTTAGAAGAAACAACCCGTGTCATGGATCAAAATGGTATTAAAGCCAATAAGTATGATTGGTATTACTTATTGAATATGTTACATAGCGATTATTCTCACCTATGGGGAGAAGATGTTGCTCAGTATGTTAAATTTGCTAAAGCGTACATCAATGATCCTGATGCTGGTACAGGTAAGGTATTTTATCTGTGGAGAGCTGGGAAGCATCATCATCATAAATAAAGATTGCATAAAATAACCTCCCCAATTATGAGGAGGTTATTTTGCATTCGTCAAAAATTCGTCAAAAATAAGTTGCCGAAAGGGGTTAAAACCTGTATTTTAATTGTGACGTTAATATGTCATAAATGGCATAATAACTACATTCTTCTGGAATTGGCTATAATTGTTTCATTAAATAGCACTTTATGATATAATAAAATGTGCTGGAAGCGCAAGCTAAATTTTGCACAAATGGAGGAAAACTGTGATTATTTTTGTTGTCAACTGCGGTAG